AAAGGACAAACACTGAATAGATTTTTGTTTCCAAATATGATGACAGCAGAGCCCAAAGGCAGAGGCTCAAACAGTCTTAAAGACAGATTTTATGACGATGACAAATTACGCAGAGCTATTCGTATTTGCTTTGAGTTTAGAGAGGGAGATAAATTGGTTTATCCTACGGCTGTACGCAGAGCATTAGAACTAGTTACAGGCGAAAATATACAAAACTTTAAAGCACAAAACGCTAGAGCAATAGTGGAGTATTTGTGTCCTGTGTTGTGGGGTAAAGTATATGATTACAGTTGTGGCTATGGCGGCAGACTGCTTGGTGTAACCAGTAGTAATCTTAAACTAGAATATGTGGGAGTAGATCCCAATACTGAGACAGTGGACCATTTAAACATACTAAATGCGTTTATAGCAGAAGCAGGCGGTATACCAGGCGAGATACACCAGTCTGTAAGCGAGGAATACGTGCCTGACAACATTGATTGTGCATTTAGTAGTCCGCCCTACTTTAACTTAGAAAAGTACTCAGACGAGCCCACACAGTGTATGAATAGGTACGACAGTTTAGATAACTGGTTCGAAGGTTATGTGGTGCCTACTATGCAAAATATACATAAAGGATTAAATGATGATGGCGTCTTTGCCACAAACATTGCAGATTACAAAACACCAAAAGAAGAGTTTAAAGTGGTTGACCGTTGGATAAGTACTGCTGAGAAATTAGGATTTAAACACACAGAAACAATTAAAATGATGTTGAACACCAGACCTGGAGTTGGCAACGGCAAACAAGATGGTGTTGAAAAATTTGAGGGTATATATGTCTTTACAAAATAATGTATTTGATTTTGATGTTGACATAGACATGGCTGACAGATCTAAACTTCTAGATCATATTCAGCATACTCCTGCCAGCATAAAAAACGAAGGCAAGTTTACAAAGCATAATACTGGAGTTTACTTTCAGAACATACCCACATTCCCACTACAAGGATACAGTGCTATAGATCACAAGGAAGCAGAACAAGATGGCTGGTTTAAAGTTGACTTCCTTAATAACAATGTGTATAACAAAGTAAAAAACGAGAAACACTTACAACAACTGGTAGATCAAGAGCCTATGTGGGAACTGCTAGAGCATGCTGAAGTAGTAGAGCAACTGTATCACATCAATAATTATGCAGACTTAGTTAAACAATACAAACCAACCAATATTGAACAGTTAGCAATGATACTGGCTATCATACGTCCTGCCAAGAGACATTTACAAGGACAAACTTTTGATAAGATTGCTAAAACGGTGTGGTCAAAGCCTGACAACGGCGAGTATTATTTTAAGAAAGCTCATGCTATTGCATTTGCTATGGCTATTGTTGTACAGTTGAATTTGTTGTGTGAGGACTAGTCAGTTTTCCTGACTAACTGAATACTTCTTCTTTTAATTCTTTTCTTCATTAAGTTTTGTAAACTGGTTACAGGACCAAATAGTATTTCTACATCTTTTACAATAAAAGTTCGCAATGCATATTTGAACTGATCCATTTCGTAATGTAAGAAAACATCTATGGGCAGTTGGCGATTACTTTCCCACCACCACATTTCACCGTATTCTAAGAATTCTTTCTTTTTGGGAATGGTTGTAATCAAGTTTACATCATAAAAGGTTAGCAGTTGATTGTCCTGATTCACTACGATACCCACATACTCTTCTTCTGAGTATTGTATTCCTGTTAAAAATTCAAATTTACTATAGGGATTCTGTGGTTCCATTAAAGTTATTTATTATTCGTAATGTAAATGTTTGATATCTTTGGTTCTTAATAAATATTATTATGTACGAGCTAATCCTCCCACAAGATCGTATCATAGAAATTTTCGGACATAGTTATCCTAACGACCGCGAAATTGACGCCTATAGAGAAATGGTTTGGAGACAGAGTGTTAGGTATAGGCGTGACTTGAGAAGGGATATTTTAGTGAGGAATGTCATTAGTTTAATGGATGACATAGGTTTTTACATTATATTTGATTATCAGATCAGAGAAAGACAGATCAGATTCAGAGAAGAGGACTTTCTGGCAACTGCAAATATGGCTGGATTGTACGAGTTTGTTCGTGCCTAGAATCTAGATAAATACTTACATGAGCTCAAGTGATCACAGACTTTATCTGTATGAAGATAAAATAAATTTAGTTGTAACTACTACCTCAATGTACGTGGATAATAGACCTATGAATAACAGAAAATTAAAAGCACACAAAGGATTATCAAATGAAATATTCTTTCATATCACAGATCGTGACAGAAAGAAACAAAATGTCTTTTCTGATACCCTCAGAGCACATGTTGTAAATCCTTCAACTCGCAGAAGAATTTTTAGCAGAACATTAGAGCACACTGCTGATGTTGGTGTTGTTAAATTAGTATTACCTGAAAGTGATTTGGGTGCTGTGGATGCAGGTTTATATTCATTGTACATTACTCGTAGTGAAACAGAACAAACTGATTTACCAGTTTTTACTGATCAAAATAATAACCTGAAGTTTGATATAGAAATCAGTGATCAAGCCAGTGTGGAACCTATACCCACACAAAATACAGAAGTGTTTATCCAAACAGGTAATACAATCCTAGGAGATGCCGCTAACAGTTTTGTAACCAGTGCACTGTACGGTAACCTGGAAAGAAATTTTGATTATGCACAACACACCATGGCAATCCATGCTTCAGGATATACTGGCCAAGTTCAAATACAAGCAAGTTGTTTAACATCAACCCCCGACAGCGATGATGAAAGTCCAGACTGGTTCACTGTATCCACACTTGATATTGCTGATCCACAGACTACTGGCAACATTATAGTAGATACTTTTACTGTAAATTGCAATTGGGTCAGGGTGCTTCATTACCCCGTTTCTGGCGGCATTTCAAAGATTCAGTTACGCAATTAGTCATTGACAAAAACAGATAAATCTATTATACTATTCGTATGATAGATAAAGTCGTAGATTCTGTACACAGCCTTGTGATGCATAACCTGCCGGTGCGTACTACTCGTACACCCAGCGGGTGGATCACTCTTGATTGTCCAATGTGCACAGACAGCCGTAAACGTGGTGGTATTATAGAGAGTGGTGCAAAGATAAGTTACCATTGTTTTAACTGCGGTTATACCACAGGCTGGAACATGAACTCACACTTGGGTAAAAAGTTTAAAGACTTGGCAGAAAGACTGGGTGCCAGTAAGCAAGACATACATCAGGTACAAATAGAATTATTAAAGAACAGTGAAGAGCTAGAAGTTGCCGCACCCACAGACTATGTTTACTCATCAAATAAATTTAACACAGTGGATTTACCTGACAGTGCACAATATATTGAAGATTTGCCTGATAATAATCCATTAAAAGTTTACGCAAATGAGCGTGGACTACTTGGCATTTATCCACTGTTACACTTTGACGACTTGCCTAACAGAAAACGTGTAATTGTGCCTTTCACATACAATGGCGAGCTAGTGGGTTGGACTGGCAGACATATTGCTCCGCCAGACAAAAAGACACCCAAGTATCTGCATAACTTACAAAGTGGCTATGTTTTTAATGTGGACAGGTTTGCTGAGAGTGAACGGCAAATTGTTATTGTGACTGAGGGTGTGTTTGATGCTATACTGATAGATGGTGTAAGCATACTGGGTAATAGTGTGACAGCAGAGCAAGCACATCTGATAGACAAACTGGGTAAACGTGTTATACTCTGCCCTGACAGAGATGATGCAGGCAAAGAGCTAATAGAACAAGCAGTAGCATTGGGTTGGGAAGTAAGTTTTCCTAATTGGGCTCCAGATGTTAAAGATGCGGCTGATGCTGTGATGCGATACGGCAGATTAGCTACAGTGGACAGTATTATACAAAATGCAACTAACAATAAAATAAAGATTGAAGTTAAGAGTAAAATGTTATGAAACTTTATACAAATGGCTGTAGTTTTACACACGGAACCAATCCACTTCCAGAAGATGAGAAAAATCATGATATAACATATAAGAATTTTACTTATTGTTCCCCATGGAGACAACGCACTGTTTGGCCTGAAAAAATATCTCCATTATTTTCTGTTTTGTTTAACCATGCAATGGCAGGCACAGGAGTTGATAGATTAGTACGTACAACAATGCAGTTTGTAGAACACTTAAAATCCATAGACGATGATATCAGTGATTGGATGTTTATTTTACAAGTAAGCCAACCTGCAAGGAAAGAGATAATTCATAAATCAGGATATCTTAGCAGAATACATTATATAGATCCTGACCAAATGGAAGGATATCATGCTTATGATTTAGCATACGATGTGATTCATACCAAACAAGGTACACCAGAACTGGATGCAGAAAATGACAGAATTATATCAGAAATGGAATCTATGAGGAAGGACGAAGCATACAAGCGAGGTGTAGTAAATTACAGTCTACTGGTTGAAAATGATTATGAGTTATTGAATCGCCATTTTAAAAGTTTGTTATTACTTGTATACTATTTAGAACATAACAACATTAACTATTTGCTAACTGGTATGGACCCGCAGTGTTTAAAATTACATTATAGTAGCAGTGGTGTAGAATCACTAGACCTCATGATGAATTTATTACCTTATGATAAAATTTTAATAGACATGGTTAGTATTTTTGACCCTGAAGGAAAATTTTTAAACAGAGTAGGACCTGATGATAATCATCCAAATGATAAAGGTCATGAACTGTTTTCTAGATATATAATTACTGAGCTGAAGAAAAGAAACTACTTATGAGTGATATAAAAGAATATACAGATGAAATTCAGCACATGTTTGTGCAATTTTTAATATCGGATGGCGATTTGTTTAGCCGTTGCATGGCTATACTGGATAGCGATCACTTTATCAGAAAATATCGTCCTGTGGTAGACTTCATTAAGAGTCATACACAAGAGCATAACACACTGCCCACAATAGAACAAATTAATGCCGTTGGTAAAGTAGAACTGGAACCAATTGCAAATGTAACACCGGAACATCAGGACTGGTTCTTATCTGAATTTGAAACATTTTGTAAGCACAAAGCACTAGAAAAGGCCATCATTGAAAGCACTGATGATTTAGAAAATAAAAATTATGGTGCTGTGGAAGAACGTGTTAAAGCGGCAACACAGATTGGTCTTATTAAAGACTTGGGTTTGGAATATTTTGAAAACCCTAAGGAGCGTTTGGAATGGATCAAAGCACAAGCAGGTGCAGTAAGTACAGGCTGGAAAGGTATTGATCAAAAACTGTATGGTGGATTGAACAGAGGCGAAATTACTATTTTTGCCGCACCCAGTGGTGGTGGTAAAAGTTTGTTTTTGCAAAACCTGGGCGTTAACTGGGCATTGGCTGGGCTTAATGTAGTTTACGTTAGTTTGGAATTAAGTGAGCAGTTAATCAGCATGCGTTTGGACAGCATGGTAAGTGGTTATGCGGCAAAGGAGATCATGAAGAACATGGATGATGTAGATCTCAAAGTACGTATGAAGGGCAAGGGCAAAGGCAAATTCCGTGTTAAGTATATGCCTAGTGGTATTAGCGCCAACGACTTGCGTGTGTTCTTACGTGAGTATGAGATACAGAGTGGCATTAAAGTAGACGCACTATTAGTGGACTACTTGGACTTAATGATGCCTATCAGTAAAAAGATCAGTGCAGAAAATTTGTTTGTGAAAGACAAATTTGTATCTGAAGAATTACGTAATTTAAGTATGGAACGAAACATACTATTAGCAACAGCATCACAGTTAGGACGTAGTGCTGTAGAAGAAATAGAATATGATCACAGCCATATTGCAGGTGGTATCAGTAAAATTAATACGTCAGATAATGTTATTGGTATTTTTACTAGTAATGCAATGCGTGAACGTGGTAGATATCAAGTACAATTTATGAAAACACGTAGCAGTAGCGGTGTTGGCAGTAAAGTGGACTTAAAATTTAACATAGACACACTGAGAATTGAGGATCTAGAAGAAGGTGAAGAGGGTGCAGAAGCATTACAAACAGCAACTTTGATGGATCAACTTAAAAGAAGTAGTGTGATCAAAGCAGATGAACCTGACGCACAAGAAGCCGTTAGCCAGAGTTTACAACTTCGTGAATTTTTGAAAGGCAGAAAGTGATAAATACTTGTATTAGCAACGGAGACTAATTGTGCGTAAAAGCAGAAGCATTTTAGAAGAACTGAATCAGATTTCAGTAGATCGTGATCGTAACCACGTGGTAGAAAATCGTGGTGAGCATGTTATTAAAAGTGCTATTAACTTAATCGAACAGATCGAAATACATTATGATGAGCAGACCGCAAAAGACCTTACCAACAGACTGATTAACAGCATACGTGGTAAGGACGCCAGTAAGTTTTCCCGTGGCATCAAAAAAGCAATTAAAGAAAGTCAAACGGGAGAAGGCGGTGAAAGTCAATAATTATACAAAGTCCATTTTAACTGAAAGTGTCTGGCAGACACTTAATGAAGATACCAGAAAATATCTCAGAGAATGGGACGAAGTCGTAGAGCTTATAGAGACAAATAAGTACCTCTTTGAAGCAGAGCTGACTTCTCAGCAAATTAACACTCTTTTTACCAGTGCAGAAGAATATGCTATTAACTCTGGTGAATTCCAAACTGGTTTAGGTAAAGCAGGAAATGCAGCAGCAAGTGCTGGAGCCGCCGTAGCCGGTACAGTTAAAGTTGGTGCCGACATTGTTAGACAAGTCAATAAAAAAATAAACGAATTGGGCAGAATGATACAGGACACGACTCCTGTTAAAAACATTGACGCCGCATTTGAAAAAGCCAAGAAGGACATGTATGACAAACTTGGCGGTAAAGATTCCAAAGTTAACCAGATTGTTTTAAAACTGAGCGATGCTGCAAAAGCACACCCAGGAGCCGCAAAGTTTGCTGTAGGTTTGTTAACAGCAGCGGCATCCATTGCCGCAGGTCCAGCAGGTGGTGCAGCCGCTGGTTTTCTGTTGCGTATGGGTAACGACCTACTAGCAGGAGAAAAACTAAGTACAGCAGTTGGTAAATCAGCCAAGACAGCGGTAGCTGGTTTCCTTGCTGGTAAAGCAGTTGACGGTATTAAAGATTTCTTTGGTGGCGATGTTAATGCAATGGCCGCCGCCGCTGATGATCCAGAACAATTAGCACAAGTTGCACAAAAAGTGGGTGTTGATCCTAGTCGTGTAAACGATATTGGTGCACAACTAAGAGCTGAAGCTGCACAGGCTAGAGAACTAGCCGCACAAATGGGTATCGAGGATACCAGCAGCTTAAATTTCGCATCACAGGGTGGAGTACCCACAGAAATTAATGGTATAGCAGTACCAAAGGAATTATTAAATCCAGAGCAACTAGGTAACATGGATGCTGCTCAGCAAGCAGCAGATGCAATGGCTGGTGGCGCCGGCAATGCAGCCGCAAGTGCAGCATCAGCAGCCGCAGACACATTTAGTCAATACAATATTCCAATGGACAAATTACAAGATCTTGTTAGCCAAGGATTAACAGGTGAGAGAGAAATTAGACAAGCAGCTAGTGCATTAGCAAGAGAAGTTGCTGGCAGCAATATAGGAATAGAAGCCGACGTAACAGATATAATTAGACGTGTAATCCGATTTCCAGAAATATTAAACCAAAGTGTTGCATACGATAATACTACCGCAATATATGAAACAATATATGTTAAGTATCTTGCCGGTTTAGCACTAACAGAATCAGAACGTCATATTGTTAATGAACTTGGTTGGGATAGTGTTAAGAATTTTGCTAAGAAAGGATGGGAACAAGGTCTTGGTAAGGATATTAGAGCCGCAGGCGGCGCTCTTAAGAAAGGTGCAGCAGCAGTAGCCAAAGGCGCTAAAGCAGTAGGCAAAGAACTAGGCCAACAGATTACTGCACGTAAACTGAATCAGATGTGGTCCAAGGCAGGTAAGCCAACAGATGCCGCATCAGTATTTGGTGTACTACAGTCTGCAGGACTAGATGACACTGGTATGCAATCAGTGGCACAACAAGCAAACATTGAATTTGAAAAGCCTGCATCAGCAGCAAAGCCTGATCAGGACGGCGGTACTAGTGGTGACGGGGGGTCTGCAGAGGTCGACGGAGCACCTGGTGCTCAAGTCCCTTCCACCGGCGCCACTCCTAAACCAGGAGAACCAGCACAACCTGGAGAACCAGCACAACCTGGAGAACCAGCACAACCTGGACAACCAGCACAACCTGGACAACCAGCACAACCAGGAGAACCAGCACAACCACAAGGTGCACAGCCAGCAGGTGATGCACCTAAAAAACCAGGAATGACTAGCCGTATTGGGCAAGCAGTTGCTGGTATGGCTAAGAAAGGTGCCGCGGCCGCAGGTAAAGCGGCAGGTACAATTGGCAGGGCAGCGGCAGGTGCCGCGGCAGGTGCGGTAGCGGGTGCCAAAGCAGGCGCGGCAGCAGGCGGTGCGGCTGGAGCACCAGCACAACCAGCAGCACCAGGTAAGCCAGCAGAGCCAGCACAACCAGCAGCACCAGGTAAGCCAGCAGAGCCAGCACAACCAGCAGCACCAGGTAAGCCAGCGGCTCCAGCACAACCAGC